ACGCGAGATTATTGAAGCCGATGAAGTACTCCTCACTGCGCCTTCCGTGGGAGAAAGTTGAGAAAGGGCAGGGGTTCTTTGTCCCCTGCCTAGACACCGAAGCCATGAAAGAATGGGGCTTAAAGAAAGCCTTCTCCTTGCGGATACTAGATGCCCACGCTAGCGTGGGCATCCTTGACGGCAAGCTTGGTGTTATGTTTTACCGGAAGCCTCAATCCGTTTAATAGCCGCCTCAAACTTCTCAGAGATAGCCTGCCGAGCATCGTTAATTCGGTCGATACGCTTGCGCTTTTCTTCCCCTGACAGACCCGCCATACCTGTAATACGCTCTTCGTCTGCACGTAGTCGACCCATCTGTGTGCGGTACTGGTTAGCTATGCCTGCCGACACAATCTCGGTGCGGTTGTCAGCCAAGAACTCTCTAGCGTCTGCTACACGGCCTTGCTTGAGCATGCTGTCGTAAGTGTCTTTAGCTTGCTTAGACTCCTTGGCTATGCGGTACACCACATCAGCATCAGCACCGCCGTACTTTTTCTGGAACGAGCTACCAATAAACGGCATGTCTGTGATGCGCTTTTCTGGGGCTTCGCCTTGCGTTTCCTTGCGGAACAACCCGTCGGCTGCAGCCGCAATAATCAGCGGTAGCTGACCAAAGTAGCCGTTAGAGATGTGCTCAATCTGTATAGGCGACAGCATCGGCAACATTTTGCTCATAGACTTGGCAACTTCGGTCGTGCTTACATTGAAGCGCTCGGCAGTAGTCTTGTCCTGCATACGCTGAGACTCGATGTCGCTACCTGTATAGAAGTTCTTGTTGCTGTAAACCTCGAACGCAGGCTTGATAATCTGCGGCATAAACTTAGACGAGTAGCCGGGGATCGACATCAAGAACATATCACGCAATGCGTCGAACTGTTGCTTGCCATCCGTCTCCGCTTTCATAGCGTCTACTGCAGCCACAGCCAACGAGAAGAACCAGCCAGCCTCATAGGGGATAGGCAGCTTGAACGGCTCTTCAACGCCCGGAATAGGTATAAAGAAGTTGCTGTACTTGTCCTTTGGCTTGGCACGTTTGAAAGCTTCGTCGTCTTCCATAGCCATGGCGTAAACCACGCCAACGCCCACCAACAACATGGCGTTGTTGAAAAACTTCTGTTTGATCTTTTGCTGTTCTTCAAACGGCATTTGACCTGTAGCGGCTTTGTACAGCACGTTCAAGCCTTGGATCTGCGCATTAAAGAACGGGATCAAACGGCTGGCGTACTGCACAGTAGGTGACAGACCACGCTTGTAGAAGTTCATCGACTCCATAGTCATCAAGTCGGCCTCGACTCCAGACAATCCGTTCTTGATTGCGTTTTGGAACACCAACGCACGGGTAGCAGCATCGGCACGCATCGCGGCTCTGTCCATCGTAGCAAACAACTGGTTAACAGCGCCTTGTTGGTTACCCGCCAACTGCAATGCCATCTTAGCGATGTCGTCTGGGTCACCAGTAAAGATACCGCTTTGGACTAAGCCACGCTTGATGAGCTCTTCGCCTGCCTTGCTTGTACCGCGAGTCATACGTACAAACTCAGTGGTAGCTTTAACAACCGCTGTTAGAGGGTTGTAGTTCAAACCGCCCGTAAACGATGCGGCCATTGGGTCACGAATTAACTGACGCGCAATATAGATTGGCATGCGGGTCACACCAGAACGCAAGAGATCGCCTGCAAGCCCACCAATCTTCAGGAACGCAGGAAGCGTCAAGTGAGCGCCTTCCAAGCTCTTCACAATCAACTCGGCAGGGATACCGCCCATGATGGTGTCGTCGGTCTTAACGCGTACCCAGCGGTCGCCCGTGTCTTTAGGATCGGCAGGGTCTGGCTCTTGGTTAAAGCGGACAATGTCTGCGCCCGTCGGGCCTTTCCCTTTGTGGATTGGCATGGCGTTGGTTATCTTGCCTTCCTTGTCCACGGGGCCTTTGCCCGCACCAATTGATTGGAACGCGTAGCCCACATTGCGGGCTGCAAGGTTTGTCAGCGCTTTGTCTGTAATGAGCAGTGTGTTGCGTGGGAGCGACTCAGTCAGGGGAAGGATGCGAGTCTCGCCACCTTTGAGTTCCGCCAAGTAGGGCTGGTATCTAACATCGCCGATGTTAATAGTGACTTCGTCACTAAAGACAAGATCAGCCATCCCGTTCTCACGAACGCGGTAGAACGGAACATAGTCACCGTCTTTGAGCAACTTGGCCGCCGTCTCTTTGGGTATTGCGCCAGTTGAAGCCAAGAACTTAATCAAGCCTGCGTTGTATGCGTTATACGTACTGCGCACAACTTCCAAAGCGTCTCTTAGTTTGGGGTTGGCGTTAACGTCAGCCATTGCAGCTTTAAGTTCTGCCTCTGTTACACCTAGTGCACCTAAGTCAAGCTTAGACAGACCCTTGTTGGCCGCACGTTGGGCAATCATGTACATAGAGGCCATACCCATCTTGGCTTCGGCGTTACCGTAGCTGTCAGGGATGTCTTGCACAGAATCAAACACGTCAACCGCGCTGTTCTCCATAGAGCTACGGACTTCGTAGTAGCCCTTGTCGTCTTTGAACATCTTAGGAGGGCCAGACGAAAGCGCCATCTGGGTGACGGGCATGTGCTGGTCTGCAGCGGTGATGCTAAAGATGGCCTGACGGAACAGCTTGGTGCTGCCCAACCGGAGCCGCATCATCTTCAAGACGTACAGCCAGTACCAGCAGAACCAAACCATCCTTGAGGGCATGAAGCTGGGGGCTCCGAAGCCCAAGTGGATAAACGTGGGAGCGTGGTGCGACGAATACCTGATGGGGATGGAGCTCCTCGACCGCCTCTACATCCGTTTCAGCACGTTCAACTCCAAGCTGCTGCTGACATTCACGCCCAAGGACGGCGTGACGGAGACGGTGCGCTACTACTTGGACGGAGCCAAGACGCTGGAGAGCAGGGAGGCCGAGCTCTTGGACAACCGGCCTGTGCCCTATGTGCAGGTGAACGAGAACAAGAACACCGGCATCGTCTATTTCCACAGCAAGGACAACCCTTGGTCCGGGTATGAGAGCATTGCCGAGCAATGCAGGGCCAAGGGGGACGAGGCCTACACGCTGACAGCGGCCTACGGGGTGCCCACCAAGACGTACACGACGAAGTTCCCCAACTTCTCCGTGGACGTGAACGTCGTCAAGCATGAGTCCATCGACCTGAAAGGCAAGACGAGGTATATGGTGCTGGACCCTGCCGGACGTAAGAATTGGTTCATGGTGTGGATAGCCGTGGACGAGACGGGGACGTGGTGGGTGTACAGGGAGTGGCCTGATGGCAGCTATGGCGATTGGGCGGAGATGCGTGGCGGCAAGTGGATGCCCGGGCCTGCGGCCAAGGGACTGGGCCACGGCATACGCGACTACGTTGACCTCATCACGGGGCTGGAGGAGCAGACGGCGGACAACATATTTGAACGCCTGATTGACCCGCGTCTTGGTGCCCAGAAATACCAGACGCAAACCGGAGCATCGTCCATCATAGAAGACCTTAACGACGCTGGCTTGGTGTTCGTTCCAGCGCCCGGGCTGGACATTGAGGACGGGCTACAGGCCTTGCAGACCAAGATGGCCTACAATCGCAAGGCTCCGATGGACAGCCTCAACCGCCCCCATTTCTACATTTCCGACCGCTGCACCAACATCATCTCCGCCTTGCAGGAGTACACGGCGGATGGAGGGCTGGAGGAAGCATGGAAGGACCCCATCGACGTTCTGCGTTATGCGGCCATCTCCGACATCCGTCACGTCAACCCTAACGATATGAAAGTGAGACGCTCAGCGTCACAGGCTTACTAAGATGAATAGAATTACATTCAAGGCTCTGGCCAAGGAACTCGGCCTCAAGAACCATGAGCTCATCCAGCTGCGGGCGGAGAAGCTCTCCGACGAGGAATGGGGCAAGGATGAGAAGGGGGCTTGGTTCACGGAAGAGGGGGCGGATAAGCTCCGCCTGCACAAGCAGGTGCCACTTGCCGTGCCCTCCCGCGTGCAGATGATTGTGGTGAGGCGCGCCCCCAATCCACATTGGGTGTATGCCCATCTGGGCAAGGGTCATCCGCTGGTTCCGGTGGCTATCAGACCGAGCTGGTGTGATAGGCTTATCGGCAAACCAATCTACGTCAACATCATCAAGGACGCTCAAGGCGGAACCACCTATCGGCATGAGGCGCTCGGAAAGTGATATCACCCTAAATCCCGAGTGGCAGGCCGAGCAGATGGACCGTCTTCTCGGCTTTGAAATTTTGACTCGCGCCCTTCAGGCCCGCTACCACCCCGTCCCCCCGGAGTTGCTGGCGGACAAGGTGGGTGCGAACAAGGGATTTGCCAACAACATCATCGTCAAGATTCAACGCCGCTTGAGACCTAATGAAAAACGACCAAACTGAAGCCCTGACGTTCGCATCGGGCAAGCCCGACGTACCGGCGCTGAAGAACGCTTACGAGCGGACGATTGGCGATTTGGATTGGTATTTGCAGAGCACGCGGGACAGCTTCGACTATCGCCGCAACATCTGGCCCGGGAAGTCGAAGGACCTGCGAAAGCATGGCGCTGATGCCTTTCCGTTTGAGGGAGCGTCGGACACGGAGGCTGGCATCATTGACGAGCGCATCAACACCTACGTTGCGCTTTGCATGGAATCGCTTGAGCGGGCGAACATCCGAGCCTATCCCGTTGAAATGGGGGATATGGCCCGTGCCCGTGTTACGTCCGCCTTCCTGAAATGGATGCGTTCGTCCTACATCAAGGACTTCAAGCGCCAGATGGAACTGGGGGCCAACTACCTCTTCGAGCGCGGCATCATGGTGAGCTATGTCGGCTGGATGCGTGAAAACCGCACCTTTCTACAGCAGCTCAATCTCCAGCAGATTGCCCAGCTTAGCCCCGACTTGGCGCAGCTGATTGTGGACGGAAAGACAGACGACCAGATTGCCACCTTGCTGAAGGAGCAGTTTAAGGGCGTTACGGATGCCCGTGCGAAGAAGGCCATCAAGCAGCTTCGCAAAACCGGCATGGCCGAGCTTCCCGTTGTCAGGCAGTCGGTGAATGCGCCCAAGGTATGTGCCCTTGCCCCTGATGGCGACGTATTCTTCCCCGCTTACACCACCGACTACCAGAAGGCACCCTATTGTTTCTGGCGCGTGTTGATGACGGCTCAGGAAATCAACAACAAGGTGGCCACGGAGGGTTGGGATGCTGATTGGGCTGATGCCGTAATCAACAACTTCGCCACGTCCGTTGACATCACGGACCCGCGAGCCAACACGCAAATCAGCCGGGCTGCCTCCAACGAGACGGATGAGCTCTATGAAATCATCTATGCCTACCAGCGCCTCATCTCGCAGGAGGACAATTCGGAAGGCATCTATTGCACGGTGTTCCATTCCATGCAAACGGGCACTCCAGAGGACCCGAAGTATGCGAAGCACGAACTCCTCAACGGATATGACGACTACCCCTTCGTCGTCACCAAGCTCAGCGAGGACAACAAGCGGCTGTACGAGCTCAACACCGTCCCGGAGCTGCTCAAGGGCCTGCAATGGGGAGTGAAGGCGGAGCGTGATGCACGCACCGACCGCAACAGCATGGCCACGTTGCCGCCCATCCTGCACCCCGCTGGCTTCCCGCCGAATGACTGGGGTCCGGGTGCGCGTGTGCCCTATCGCCGTCTGGGTGAGATTCAGTTTGGTCCCGTGCCGCCCTACAACCCGGGCAGCATTGAGATGGAGCGGGTGCAGATTGACCAAGCCGACCGCATCATGGGGCTGGACCACGCCAACCCGATGTCGCGGGTTCGCCAGCAGTACTATGTGGATAAGTTCCTTGGCCATGTACGCGACGTTCTGAAGCTCGCGTTCAAGTGCTACCAGCGATTTGGTCCCGAGCAGGTGTTCTTCCGCGTCACGGGCACGTCCGATCCGGTGCGCTACAGCCGTGGCGACCCGAATGAGGACTTCGACATCAACATCACGTTCGATGTTCTGAACACGGACCCGGAAACGCTTGAGGCCCAGCTTCAGCGCTTTGTCAGTTTGGTGCAGCTCGACCGCAATGGCCGCATCAACATGGACCTTTTGCTGGAGGCTTTGGCTTCTTCGGTGAATCCTGCCCTTGCTGACGCTGTTCTACAACCTGCCGGAGAGGCTCAACAGCAGATTGTGAAGCAGGTGACGGATGACCTGTCCAAGATTTACGCTGGTATCGAGGTGGGTGCGCGGCCCAACGGGGCGCAGGTGGCATTGCAGGTGATACAACAGTACACCCAGCAGCCTGATGTCATGCAGCGCTTGCAGCAGGACGAGGCTTTCCAAGCCCGTCTACAGAAGTACATCCAGCAGTACCAATTCCAGCTGCAACAGGCGCAGAATGCCCAAATCGGGAAGATTGGCACGGCTCCGGCCCAGATGGGCGGAGTTCAGACGCAGGGAATGGCTCAGTAGCTATTCCTTCATCCGCTTCCACTTCTCAGACAGCTCCCTATACTTGGCCACGTTGAGGATTTCCTCCGTGGCCAATATGCGTCCACTCAGCTGCTGGAGCCTTTCCGTGGGTATGTCGTGCATCTGCGAGATGCACCATTCCCGAATCCCGTGAACGTAGTCAAGAAACTTGAGGAAGTCTTCGCTGTTGTGGAGACGCTCTAGCGATTTGTCGTCAATCATGGTGTCTTATACAGCCATGTCATGTGGCTTATGGTCAAGCACCAAAAGGCTTGTGATAGCATTCGCCCAATCGCAGTCGCCGGGGCGTTAAATACGGCGGATAGCCACTCTTATGTCAGAAGTCACTACGTCGGACGCGGCAGACGTTAAGCCAGCCGTGGAAAACAAGTCAATGTCGGACAAGGATTTCCTGTCCTCCCGCATTGCCAAGCTAACAGCCAAAGCCCAACCGGCAGAGGCCAAAAAGCCTGAAACGGCTCCCCAAGAGGAAGCCCCGAAGGCGGAATCCCCCTCACAGGAGGGCGAATCCAAGCCCAAGGAGGCCAATCCCAAGGAGGTTCTTTCAAAGGATGTTGAGGACCTTACGGACGATGAGATTGCCGAGCTGGCCCAAAAGGGCAAGAGCGGCTTGCTAAAGCGGATAGCGGAACTGACAGCCAAGCGAAAGCTGGCCGAAGAGAAAGCCGCCGCGCTGGAAGCAGCCATTCAACAGGCTCAGCGACAAATCCCCGAGACCAAGGTTGAGAACAACCCTTACGAATCAATAGACAGCGAGGAAGCCCTGCTGAAAGAAAAGGCGGAGGTGGACAGCTTCGTTGAGTTTGCTGAGGACGTTCTTTTCCGGTCGGAGGACCTTGGTGCTGATGACGTAGCCTACGAGGCTGACGGAAAGCAGTATTCCAAGGCGGCTGTAAGGGAAATGCTCCGCAACGCACGCCGTCGTCAGACCAAGTTCATTCCTGCACAGTATAAGGAATTGCAGGAACGGTCCAAGAGGGCTGCGATGGAGGAGAATTTCAAGAAGCTGGCCAAGCAGGAATTGCCTTGGCTGGAAGGAGACGACAACGACACCCGTAAGCGTTTTGAAGCGATGGTCAATGACCCTCGACTCAAGAGGATGAAGGAGTCGGTGCCGGAGATTGCTCCACAGATTGAGTATTTGGTGGCCCATGCCGCCAACTCCATCTACGGCCGCAAGCTCATTGATATGGATAGCAAACCAAAATCGCCATCCATCAATCCTCCCTCAACCCCAAGTACTGTCGCAGCTGCCCCTGAACGCACGGAATCCCGTGCGGACAAGAGCATCAAGGACATTGAAAGCCGATTTAAGCAAACAGGAAACCCTAGTGATTTCATCGCCCTCCGTGCAGCTCAAATCTCAAAACGTAAATCCTAACTAGTCATGTCATTCAGCAATACCTACGATACTACCTCCCCCGGTAGCGCGGCCCTCAATCGTGAGGACCTTCAGGACGCCATGTCGATGCTGGCTCCTTCTGAGACGCCCGTTCTCAGCTCCGCCGACAAGTTCAAGTGCAACGCCACCTTTGTTGAGTATGGCGTGGACAAGCTGGCCACCCCGTCCTCGACGGCGGTGAGCGAAGGCGCGGATGTCACCGACTTCGACGACAAGTTTGAGTCGGTTGCCCGCCTTGGCAACTATGTCCAGAAGCTCCGCCGCTCCTATCGCGTGTCTGACTTCCAGCAGGCCGTCTCCTCGGTTGGACCGCAGGACATCGCCCGTGCTGAGATGAAGGCCGTCAAGGAGCTCAAGCGTGACGTGGAGAAGACCCTCCTCGGCACTCAGGACCGTGCGGCTGAGAATGGTGGCGGCGTCGCCTACACCCTTCGTGGCCTCGGCAACTGGATTAACGCCTCGGGTCCGGCGGACGTTCCTGCCGACTATCGCACTCCGTCCACCTCCATCCACGGTTCGGGCACGTTCTCGGAAACCGTCCTCAACAACCTCATCACGTCGATCTATCGCGTGAGCGGTGTGACCAACAGCCTGACGCTGGTTGCCGACACGGCCCTCCGCCGCGTCATCAGCGACTTCGCCCGCGCTGACTCGTCCACCGGCCCGATCCGCACCTTCAACAGCAATTCGGCCTCCGGCCTTATCAAGCTGTCCGTTGGCCAGTATCAGTCGGATCATGGCATTGTCACCATTGTTGACATGAACCCCGATTGCGCTCCCGACACCACGAACAAGGATACGGGCTACCTGCTCAATCCTGACTTCTATTCGGTTGGCGAGCTCATTCCGCTCGGCTCCACCCGTCTGCCGAATCTCGGCGGTGGCGAGCGCGGCTATGTTGACTGGACCGGCACGCTGAAGGTGGCTCACCCCGGCGCGCACGGCAAGATCACCGTCCTCAGCTAACCCAAACCAAGGAGACCACTACAATGGCTAAAGTTGCTATCAATGAACTCGGTGCTTTCACCGATGTGGTTCGTCTGGACTTCAATGACCTCAAGGCTATCGGCAACGGTGGCTCGCTGGTCATTGCCAAGATTCCGGCGCAGGGTGCCGTGGAGTTGGCTGGTGTCGTTGTGACGGTGGCGGTGGTCGGTTCCAGCTCGCTGGTCATCGACGTTGGCACCACCTCGGCTGATCCCGATGAGTTCATCGACGCCCTCGACGTTGAGGACAACTACATCAACATGACTCCCGAGATTATCCGCAACGCCGGGTACAAGCTCAAGGAGCGCATCGATGGAGACTTCCTCGCTGAAATCCTCAACGCTTCCTGGAAGTACGACAACGCAGGATTCGGAGTAAACGCCGGAACCCTCACCCCAGTCGCACTCGTGACCGGTGCTTCCCAGAACATCTCCCTCGTATTCGGTACCGCTAAGGCGGGATTGACGAACACCGGAGCAAACGCTGACCGCCTCGCGCTCGTCGTTGACTCCTTCACGCTCGTCGCCCTCACCACCCTCGGTCTCCAGACCGACGGTGACA